CTAATTCGGCAGCATTTTTGTAAGTATTAACAAATGTTTGCTCACCTACAGAAAGCCTACCTTTTAGCGCTTTGTTCTCTTCTTGCATACGCTGTGCATAAGCAATAGCTTCTTGCTGCTCACGTAATGCCTGTTCTTTCTCGCGGCGTTCGTCATGCCAGACTTTTTTCATCTGTTTTAGACGTTCTTTTACCCCTTCGCTATAGTTCTCAAGCTCATCTTCTTCAAGCTCATTCACTATATCTTTTGGTAAAGGCTCGCGATTTCGATCCTCTGGTGGAGTATCGTCCTCAATTTCTATCTCAAAATCTGAGGCGTTTTCCACTTCATCGGGGAACTTGAAGTCCTCCGTATCCATCTTGTTTGCCATTTGTTTCTCCTTTGTTAAACCCTGGATATTCCGCGAGGATCATCCACAACCGCTTCAACCACATCGTCGTTAATGAGTCGGAACTCACGACCATGTATCTTTAAGCGAGTACCAGTGTTAGGACGGGCGAGAATAAAATCCCCTTCCTTACACCATGGGCCATTTGGGAAGCGCTTCTTGTCTTTGTAACAATCAGGCCCCATTTTGATTACGAAAAATACGGTAGCCAGAATCTGTTCGTGATTCATGGTTGCGTCTGCTTTTAACAGGCCGCTCTCGAATTTTTCCTCTTTGTCCGGTAGTCCTACTAAGATGTGATATCCAGTTGGATCCGGTAATTGTTTCGCCTTCTCCTCTGCTGTTTGTGGCAGAGTTGATACCTCGCCGTCTTCGGTGGCGATTGCGATTTCACTCATCAGATAACTCCATAGTTTTTGCAAGGTCAAGAATAAAACCCTCTGCAATCGAGAGACCCCGAATCTCGCCGCAGAGTTTTTGATACTCAGAATAGTCTTTGGCAGCGTTGCTTGAAACGGCCTCGACTATCTGCTGACGCTTATCTCTCACTTGTTGAATGAGAATTTCAAACGCCTTATCCATATTTATTTACCTTTCGGGTTGTTTTGCTTGGGAGGATTCAATGTTTGGTGAACATTGAGCGCATGTTGCTTATCCTTGTGTCCCATATCTAATCTGTCTTTAGCAATTGCTGTTCCGATTTCCAAACCTTTAACCTCCATCTCGCCCTCAAATCTTGCTTTCTCAGCAGCGACTTTTGCCCCTACTTGCATACCAGCAATTTCTTTTTGAGCTTCAATACGAGATCTTTCTAGTTCAATTTCATCAGCTTTTGCCGTGGCATCCATAGCAAGTTTTTTCTCTTTCAGTTCTACTTCTTTCTGCCTTAACATCAACTCCTGCTGCTGCATTTGAACAATTGGGTCTTGAGCCGCTTGTTGCGCCTGCTGCTGCTGGGCTTCCGCTTGATCTTTCTGTAACAGTTTTTGTGCTGCCATAGCCATCATGCGGGATACTTCTACTTCCATATCTTTCGGCAATTCTTTGTCCATCTCTGGCAAAGGAATGCCCAGTTGCTCTTCTATCTGTTTGCGGTATTCAAACGCCACATGCTCGTTGATATGCGCCAGTGCAGCCGCTTGAATCATTTGAGCTTTAGGATTTTGTCCAACAATCTGCGCAATCTTTGGATCTTGCATAGCTGCTTGATGAACTTGAATGTGCGCTTGGTGATCTTGATAGATGAACGCCTTAACAGGCTTACCATTAAGGATGTTTATGTTCTCTTGCACTGGGTCTTTAGGCTTAAAGTCTTCCGCGCTAGGTACCAGTTTGCCGATGTTTTTGATACCTAAGACTTCCAACATCTGGCGATTCAGCTCTACCAAGTCATATATCTGAGGATTAGCCTGCGCCATTTGCATGACCGCCTGATACTGGACTACCTTCTGCGCCATAGTTGCGGCGTTAGGATCAGAGACTGGAATTACATCTACCTGATCGTAGTCAGATTTCTTAGCGCGGCGCGAACCTTCTACCGGCTCATACTCATACTCATCCGGCGTGTAGTCGCGAATGATTTCTTTTAACAGTTTCAGCTCTTGCTTCATCGCGTAGTGAACACGCGCTTGAACTGCTGACATTACTTTGAGCGTTCTCTCAAGAATAGCCAGTGTTGTACCGACTGGAGAATTGGCTGACATATCTGCAATCTTCAGATCTGCCGCGCCAGCAAACCGTCGACCTTCGTCAACGATCTGGTTCATCAACGCTAAGAGGACTTGGCTTGGTTCTTTGTATGGGAGAGGGAGGATGTTGTCTCTAATGGTTCCCGACGCGACGTCCACATCTCGGAACTCGCCGGGAGAAATTGGAGTGTCATCTCCCTTGACCCGCATTCCCTTAGTCTTGAGACCGCCAGGCAAGTTCGATAAAGTGCCAGCATCAACAAGCTGACGAATAATAGAAGTACCAGACTTAGCAAAAGCACCGATAAGATGTATAAGGCCGAAGGCGTAGAAACCAAAGCCGGGTATATATGGGTAGTGAACAAAGTGATTCCTTTTCTGGCATGTTTCATCGTCAGGATGCCAGTTCCTTCTGATAGCTAAAATCTCTTGAGAAGTTTTTTCGATAGTTACAATGTATGGCAGACCTATGCCAGTATCCTTGCCCTTGTCATCTTTATCCTCATAGCCTGGCAGATCTAGATATACCTGCATTTCCAGCAATTTATATCTATCGTCCGACGTAGCGCGAAAACCCATACGCTCCGCAATCTTCTTCTCTACATCGTCCAACGTATTCTGTGGCTCGGGCAAGTCGATATCTTTATAGAAGCCAGCCACCATCAAGCGGCGCAGTTCATTCTTGGTCTTACGCATGACATGGGTCATACGGTTGGCGGTCTCTAAGTTAGACGCGCCATAAGGAACCACCACATCTTCGGCTGGGATGAACAAAGCCACCTGTCTATTTAGACTAGGATCGAAGTAGACCTTCTTGAATGCGTTACCTGACAGACCTAAACCCCAAGCCATGCGCTCATGCTCTGGGCGATACTCGACCATGACTTCGGTCAGCTCATAGTTCATATCATCTTGAACTCGCTCCGCAGCATCTTTCTTTTGTGGAGTTTCTTTACCGATGATCTTAGTTTTAACAGGGCCGCCAGCCGGAAATGTTTCCATGACCGTCTCGGCTTGGAACTTGACAAGAGCTTCTGATAGCAGCGGGTGGTAAACGCCACATGCTCCTTCCCATGGTTCTGATCGTTCTTCAATCTTCATCCCCAATAGTTCTAGGCCATCGACATACGTCTGCATCCAATCCTTGCGAGCATCAATATCGTCCTCAAAGTCAGACAATAAGTCCCCAGCTAGTTCTTGAAGTTCGTTCTCTTCCATGAACTCAGCTAGGTTTGCGTTGAAATCGTCGGTTGCTTCCTTATGTGGCTCGATATCAATCTCTATATCACCTAGTCCTATAGATACAGACTCTGGATCCTCGATCTCAATGTCAATTCCTTGCATATCGTCCCCAGAATCTAGTCCTTGTGGAGCCTGATATAGAGCTTTGTCAAAATTTGTCGCCATGATAGTCCTTAGTAGTAAACGCGCTTGCGCCGGAAGCCGACATCATCGTCTTCTTCGTCGGAATCAAGCCGCAAAAATCCGCCCTGCCGAAATCGCATCAATGCTTGTACCGTGCTATCTACCAAGTCATCGTGTTCTGCGTTCGGAAACCTTGCCATCTCCTCGATAACCTCGTCAGCCCAACGGGTTTCGGGTGCCCACACTTTACCGGATGAGAATAAGTCCGTCACGCTGTTCAAACGCACGAACTTATCGTTACCTCGCGTCGGCGTATAGTCCTGAACGTACACACCCATGCGTCTTAACTCAAATATCAACGGCGCGCCCGCTGCTTTTGCCTCAATAATGCAGGCATCAGGTTGCCATTCATCGTACATTTCCTTCGCTTTCTGCTTTAACTCGGGAAACTCCAGCTTATCCTTCCACGAATCAAGCAAAATGATGTTCACATCGCTCTCATTCTCGTCTTTGTGGAACACACCCCATGTTGTACACGCAGAATAGTCGGCTCGTTGGCTCTTTGTGAACGCAGTATCCCAACTTTGGATGATAAATTCACACGGCGGCGCTCTATTTCCATCCCATCTCTTCCACCAATCGCGTTTTACCAGCGCACCTTCTTCACCTGTAGGCTGTTGTTGGTACTGAGCGTTCCATTTATATGGGGGTAGTTCTTCTTTTAACGCAGCAAGTTCTTCCAGAGGCCAGAATTCAGGCCATAAACTGTTACCAGACGGCAAAATCGCTGGCAGTTCTATCACTTCCCAGTCAGTTGCGTCGCTTTTCAGCACCTTTCCGGTCAGATCTTTGTCCGACCAACGGGTCATAACGATAATAATTGCGCCACCAGGCTGGAGTCGCTGACGCGGGCCAGATGTATACCACTCATACACATTATCAAAGACGCCCGGATCACCTTGAGCTAGCTTTGCTTCTTGTTCTGAGTGCGGGTCATCTATTATTAGTAGGTCAGCACCCTTACCAGTAACAGTACCGCCAACACCGATAGCGAAATAATCGCCACCGTGGCTAGTTGCCCAACGCCCCGCCGCCTTGGAATCCGCACGGAGACCGACGCCTGGGAAGATTTTTGAATATTGTTCGCTATCAACTAAGTTCCTAACCTTCCTACCAAACCCCACAGCTAGTTCAGCCGTGTTAGATGTTTGGATAACCTTCTTATTCGGATACTTCCCCAAGAACCAACTCGGCAATAAGTAACTAGCAAACTCGCTTTTCGTATGACGAGGTGGCATGTTGATGATCAGTCTCTTTAACTTCCCAGCAGCTATCTCCTCAAACTTCTTAGCCATAAGAGCATGATGTCTGCCGTGGATAAACCCAGGCCACATTTCATGTACGAAAGCCATGAATGACTTCTGAGCCTTTTCC